TTACACCACCTGCGGCAGCCCAGGATAAAGTACCAGAACCATTAGAAACTAATGCATAACCACTTACAGAAGCATCGGTAGCGGGTAAAGTCCATGTTATATCGCTTGATATAGATGCAGGTGCTTGAAATGCAACAAAATTACTACCATTTGCATCTGCTTCTACAAAACGTAAATCTTTTTGATTATCTAATAACAAATCACCTGTTAGAGTACCACCAGTTTTAGGTAATGCAGCATTTGCTGTTGTTTGTGCTGCGTCTGCTGCGTCTTTTGCAGTTTTTACAGCGTTTGGGGTGGCGGCTGTTGTTGTGGATGTACTAGATGCTGAATCTGTTAACTGAACCGCCCCTACTGCTGATGTAGTACCTGCCGTCATGTATGCAGAACCTATGGCCGTACCTTGCCAAACACCTGTAGCAATAGTACCAACAGATGTTAATGAACTACTAACAACAGAACTACCTAACGTTGTTGCACTTAAGATTTCTGTACCTGCGACTTTTAATACTTTTCCTGATGCTAAATCTAAATGCTCTGATAATGTCCATGAATCCGTAGAATCAACCCAATTTATAGTTTTTGTAGTAGTTCCTAATAAGCTTATACCCCCTCCATCGGCGGTAGTGTCTGAAGGGCTAGAAACCTTGCCTATTTCTATATTTTTATCTTCTACAGTAAGTGTTGTAGTATCTATGGTTGTAGTAGTACCATTGACTTGGAAATTACCGCCAACTGTTAAATTACCAGCTAGTAACCTGTTTGTATCTGGTATTGGAATATAGTCTAATGATTGCCATGCTGTTGATCCATCCCCTATTTTAAACTTCTTAGTGTCTGTTTCATATCCAAATTCACCCGCTAACAATACAGTATTATTAGATGTCCAATTACTAGCCGTATCCCTTCTTTGCTTTTGTAAAGCATTTAATGTAATTGTCATACTTAAACAGAACTACCTGATTCTATTATATTAGTTCTAGCAGGTGATGAGCTACTTGTTAAGGCATCTAATATATATGATCTTGCTGTACTACCAGAATCCCCTGCATCAAATATTAAATCTCCAATATCAATAGGTACTGAAACAAGTTCTACCTCTACATTCCATTTACTTACTATGCCATCTGAAATAGTAGGTGGTGTTGCGTATAGCCAAGCGAAATCAGTTACTAATGAAACAGGTGGTGTTGTATATCCACTCCATGTACTTGAGGATAAATAAAATATTTCAAAACTACCATTCTGACCATCATAATGTGTCCTAATAAGATTTACCTGCGTTTCTGTAAGATTATCAAATGTTAGCTGTAATGTCTGATTAATACGCCTATTACCTCGCCTAAAACCAGTTGTTACGCCACTTGATGATGCTTGTATAGAACCAGGAAAATCGCCCTGTGTATATAGTCTTGTTGTAGGTATTATTGCAGGAAAAGTAGCCATTATAAAGGTACGCTTATAAGCTCTATAGATGTACTATACCTATTTGGTGAAGATATACTAATCTGAAATGACTGTGCATATCTCCACTGGTAACTGCTACTACTAACAGGTGGTGTAGAGTAACCAGCCCATACTTGACTAGATAAATCAAAAGGTTCTATAGTTCCATTTTGTCCATTAAAATGTGTTAATAAAGTTTGTGCCTGTGTTTCTGTTAAATACTCATATGTAATAGTTAATCTTTGTACAACTCTTTTTGTACCTAATAAAAATCTAACATTACCACCGCTCAAGCCCTCATGAATGTTTTGAGGGTAGTCACCATAAAATAATGCTCTTGTTTCTGGTTCTAATGCAGGGAATGTTGTCATTGTAAAACAGTAAAAGTACCAGCTGTAACTTCTAATGATATTTCTGATTTATCATTAGTATCAAGTGGAAAATGTACAGCTTCTATATTGCTAATACCATCATTATCATAAGTAATACTAGTAACTTGATAATATTCAATTTCTGTTCTGTCATCACCAATACTATTTTTTCTTTGTAGTTGCAATTTTATAATATTTGTTGGTATTAAAGTTGTTGTTAAAAGTGGTGTAGAAAAACTTATATTATGTGTACTGTGCTTACGTCTTGCTAATTCATATTTTGCATACAATATTGCATGATTTACATCAGCACAAAAATCTGACATATCAAATTGTTCTGTGGGTGCATCTAATGCAGTTGAACTAAACCTGACACTAACTGTTTTACGTCTTGCAACTGCTGTAGGTACACATTCAGTATAAATACAATTAGCTATAAAATCTCTTCTTTCTTCTACGCTGAGATAACCTTTTTTAAATGTACCTTGAATAATATTAGCCTCTGTAAATGTTATTGTAGGAGTTAGTGCAGTTGTATCTATTTGATTACTTCCATTAATAGGTAATATTGGTGCAAATTGATATTTACCGCCTACGGATAAAAATGATAAAAAATAATATGGTGATGTTTGTGTAATAAAGTCAACAATATTTACAGCTTTAGAAATTATCCCATTAAAAAACATACTGTTATTAGTACAAAAGGTAGATAAACTTTGCAGGTTAGAAAGTTCTACAGGTGCAACAATAGTAGCCGTATTATTACCATCAATTTTTTTATAAAGTTTAAATAAGTGCATTGCTAAATCTATAAATTGATTACTCGCTCCCTGCGTATAACTAGAACCGCTTAAACCTGCACTATATAAATCTACTTTTACACCCTGTTCATAAAAAATATATAGTTGTTTTGTTTCTGAGGGAAAAGTACCAGCAGATGGTATATCAAACAAATTTCCTGATACAGCTAAAAATGTAATATCAGCAAAAGATGAATTATTATTAGATGTATTTTGTACAACTAGGCTTGTACCTATTGTCATTTCATCTTGCACTCCATCTAATGTTCCAGTACTTGCAGGGTTAGTAGAGATTGTTTGAGTATTTACTGAAACAAAAGTCCATTTATTTATAAATTTAGTTCTACCACTACTTAATGCATTTAAAGCATTTAATTGACTTTGTGTATATGTACCAGCAGCAACAGTTGTAGAATTAATTGGTGGAATAAGATTTCCACTGAAAAAATCTGCATTTAAATCATCAATAGTACCTGGGTTATTACCACCTAGTAAGGCTCCAGTACTAGTATCACGTCTTTGATTAAAACCAAATTCCATATCACTTACACCAATATAACTCTGATATGCTGTTGTAATATTATCACCAGTTTCAGCATCAAATACCTGTAATGACATCACAAAAGTAGTATTAGAAGTATCACCTGTCCCAAATGTTTTTGTTCTTATACCTTGAAAATCTTTACCTTGATCGGGTTCATTTTGTAAATATGTACCAGATGATGGCTTAAATAATTCATTTAAATATGTATAAATATCATTTCCGCAAAAAAGTCCAGTGCCAGTAATAGGGCATGTATTTGGTGAGGATGCTAAAGATGCAGCAGTACTATAAATATGAGTTAAGGTTATGGATGTATCATCTAAAAAACTTAATTTTGTAAGCCCTGTAAATGATCTAGATTTTGTAGGACTACTAATTATTTCACCTTGAGATATTACAAATAAAAGTTTCTGTACAAAACTAGAAGTACCTGCCTTTATTAGGCTTGGTTGCATCCAAACACCACCTATATCATTAACTCTTTTACCAAATACTATAGGTACAGTTTCACCTGTTTTTGCTATTTTTTGTGAAACATCAAGATCTGAATTAGGTTTTTTAAAATTTTCTAGACTCTCATCTAATATTTGTGCGTCTTGCCCTACTTTTGATTTTCCCTGTGCTAAACCTGTAAAAACAGGCCGCATTTTCTGACCACCTGCAATAAAACTATACTTTCTTCCTGTCATTATTCGTACTCCTTAAACATTATGAAGGGTAATATTTCTGGTGGTACTGTAAATCTAGCAAACTTAAAAGTTTTAATTTTTTTACTTCCAGTTAAAATTGTATTATCAGATAATTTATATACTCTTTTATCATTAATAATATAACCTGTTACATCTGTAACCTCTTGACCATCTTCTAAAATAGCTTTTATATTAACAGCAAAAACTTTATTATTCATGTTGCAATAAACCTACCCATTAAATCACTGCTAATACGTCTTGATGGTACTTGTGCTTTTTGTTTTGATATTGCAGGGCTAACAGTCCATGTAACAGTAGTATCATTTAATGATGCATTATCTATAGTACCTATAAATCTACAAACAAGACTTGCAGAATTACTAAATAAATCTTGTCCTATAGATTGTATATATAATGATGCAATTACAAGACGATCACCACCAATAGCTGTATCTGTAAGATCAACAATAGATGCAGTAGCAGCTAGATTTATCGTTAAATCACTTATACTTGCAGCTTCAGTAGACGCAAAACCAGATGCATCAAATGCTAAATAATTAAAATTAACACTTTGATCTATATCTGAATCTGCTGTAAGATTTTGTGCTGATTGATAAAAATTTTGATAAGCATTAGTAGGTAATCTTTTGCTACTACTATTTAGAACACTTGATTTATCAGCGTAATATTCTAAAAAAGTTAATATATCAAAATTAGCCATTTATCCCAAACCTAATGATCTTCTAGTTCTTAAATCAGATTGCAATAAAGTTAATGTTTGATCTATACCACTTTGTACAGCACTTGCTAAATCATTTGTAGTAATAAAATTAGTACCATCCATTTGCGTTACCGCACCTGTTGTAATATTTACATTTGGTGAGACATAACCACCTTCTGCAAATCTTGGTACTGCTGAAGAACCTCTATAACCTGCTAAATAGTTTTTACTAAATTGTGCAGCTTTTCTTGCTGGTATAACATATTCACTACCAGCTTCACCTAAATAACCTAGTGTAGGACTTGTAACAACGCCACCTAATGCCATTGGTGTACCACCGCTAGAGCCACCACTATTATTACTTGATTGTGATCTCATTCTTAAAAAAGATCTAAGCCTTGCGATTGCAGCACTTATAGTACTCATAAATGATCTTATTGGTGCGGTTGCTGCACTTATAGCAGCCCTAACTGCATTTGGTATTGCTTGAAATGCACTTTTTATTCCATCTACTGCACTTGTAAATGCATTTGTTACAAATTCTGCAAAGTTTGTAAATGGTTCTTTTAACCTCTCGCCTATCATTTGCATCATAATAACAACACTTTCTTTAAATGTTGTAAAAAATTCACCAATAGCTGCTATTCCTTCGCCAATTTTATCTCTTGCTGCAAATACATGACCTGCAAGCGTACCTATAAGTTTACCTAAAGCAATAATACCAACAAGAATACCTCCACCTATTAAAAATGGTGCAAAGGGTGCAGCTAAAGCAGTTACAGCAGGTATTATTCCAGCTATAACAGCACCAAACTTAACAGCAGCTATTGTTTTAAAAGAAAATATCAAACCTGCCAAAACAGGGGCTAATGCTAATATTGCAGGGGCTAATAATGTAAATCCTAGTATTATACTTTGTAAAGGCTTAGGTAATCCTTTTAAAAATTCAGCAGCTTTTGTTATCCCATCTACAAAAAGTTCTAATGCAGGTAGTAATGCTTCTGTAAGTGAAAATTTTAGAAAATTAAATTTTTCTCCCATTTGAGCCATACTGTCATTAAATTCTTCTATCCTGTCTGCAAAATCATCTGTAAAAGCAGTATCTAAACCCATAATTGCATCTCTACCTTGATTAAGAAGAGGAATCATTTTCATACCTTGACCTCCGAATATAGTTTTAGCTAAATCTATTTGTTCTAAAGTAGAACCAGATGGTAGATTATAAAGTGCTTCTGCAACCTCAAACAGCAATTCATCAACTTCTTTAAGTTGTTTAACACCATTAGCATTTATAAAAGTAGGATCAATATTTAACTGTTCAAATGCGTCAAATGCCATGCCCTTACCTCTTGTGAAATCCATAATATTTTCTGAAAATATACCGAATGATTTTGATACTTTTTTAAAATCAACACCTGCTAAATCAGCAGCTTGCCTTAATCTATCTAATGTAGGAACTGTAATACCAGTTTGTTCATTTAATTTACCAAGTTCATCACCTAAAGTAAGAGTATCATTTACCAATTTACCCATACCAGCAATACCTATAGCAGGTGCTAAAGCTTTTAATGCTCCAAAAGCTTGTCCAGCCATGCCTTTAAGTTTACCCATAGCATTAGCAGCGTTATTTGTAGAAGTTTTTAATTTGTCTAAACCTTTTTCTAAACCACCTATTTGGTTTTGACCCTGTACCTGTGCTTTTATCGTATATGAGGTAGAAAGATCCATTTATTTATTATCTTTATTTAATGTTTCTACTATTTTAGCCTCTAATACCTGTAAGTCAGCAAGTATTTCCAAAGGTTTCTTAATTTTTTTCTTTTTTAGTTTAAATATAAAGGCAACAGCATTGTAATCAAGACCAAAAATAACACCTTGATCTATTCGCCATTGCGTTTGTATATCTGTAAATATTTTTATCGATTCCCAGTTACTAGGTAAAACTTCAAATATTCTTTCTTCTTTTTTTTCTTCTATGGGCTTATCAAATAGGACTGCATCATCTTTATCTGTTTCATCAATAATACGATCACCGCACCAAAACAATGCAGCCCCTTCTAGTTTTTTACTTTTTGCTTAGAAACTTCTTCAAAATACTTTGTTACTAATAAATTAGCTAAACCAGCAATATCTAATACCTGCTTTTTAGTAGCTTTTGTAAATGGTACAGGATTATTCCCATCAGTAATACCATCCCATCCTACTAAAATTTCATCTGCTATTAATAAATCACTTATATCTGTGCCATCAATTATGCCGTCATCTAATTCTTTTTTCTTTTGTTGTGCTTGTAAACCTATTTCATTAATTCTTGATTGTGGAATAATTTTAAATACAGCATCAAATGTTTCTTCTTTTTGTGTACCACCATCACCAGGTGTATAAAAGACAATAGGATGTGTAAAGGTTGCTTCTTTTTTTAAGATAAACATAAATTTATATAATCTTCTCTAGGGTATACCCTTTTCTATTACTATGCAACTAAGTAAAAGCTAATGAAAATTCATCTTGCCCTGCATCTGTAGGAGTTGCGTAGAAGGGTAGATTTAACATAGTGATTCCATCAGCTTCTTCATAAGTAGGCTGTCCTAAATCAGTTTGTGGACATGAAACAGTAACAATATTACCTGCCCCGCCAGAATGTACCCATGTGTTAGTACCAGTAGATGTGCCTGTAGCTGTTGTAAAAAAGTTTTTACTAGATAGTGCAACCGCTTCTATTACCATGCTTCCAGATGGTCTACGGTCTGTAATAAGTGCTTCTTTTGTACCGCCTACTAATTCTCTATAAATAACTTCATTTGCAAAATCTAGTTCCCATGATTGTAAAGCTGCACTAAATCCAAATACAGAAAAACTACTTGTATTACCGTTTTTAAATAATACAGGATCAGGTTGTAGTGACTTTGTAACTGTAGGTAAAGCAGTATCTGTAGGTGTATTGAATATACCCTGCATTTCAAAGTTTATTCTTGGTATTTCGTTTACTGCACAACTTATAGAAAATGTACCTCTACAACCAGTTACCTTATGTCTTACCCCATCATAGTTAACATAAAGAGTAACACTACTTTGTGTAGCTAATGTAGAAGGTGTATATGTAACAGATGTAGATGATACCGTAGCAGCACTTAAACCACACGCTTTTAATATTGGATCATATTTTGGTGCAGTCCCAGCAGCACCACTTCCCACCATAAAAACACCAAAACTTACATTTACTCTTGTATTAGCTAATAAAACAGGATAATTACCTGGATATGGTCTAATTGTTTCCTGTTCAACTTCATCACTTGCTACTGGTTCTATTTCTAAATCAACAACTTCAACATAGTTAGCTGAACCTGTAGCAGTAGGATCTGTCCCATAGCTGCTTTCTATCTTTGCTAATAAAGATCTTTTTCTATGAAGTTTTGGCATTTACCTAATAGACACTATGTACATATCATAAACCTTTATAAGAAGAATGTAACTATCATGTACTTAAATCGTCTACATTTGTTCTATATCTAATGTCATATTCGCAGCCGATTATACCGCCAGATTGATCTGCATCTATAAATTCAAATGAAGTATCAGCAGGTTGTATATCAATAGCATTACCATTTAGTGTTAAATCTGCCATTAGTCTACTGTGCATATTTTCTACTGTAGGATCTGCTGTTTGATGTGGTGTACCACTTCTTACAACTACGCTAAGTCTTACAGTTAATGTATGGTCTAGTGTTGGTAATGAGGTTGTCTGTTCTACTACATCATTCTGAGGTTCAATAATAATACTAGGAGTTTCTGCCCTAGTTAATGCTGTTGTACGACTTCTAAAGATACGATCAGAAACACCTGTAGTACCTGCAAGTACTGTTGCGATTCTTGCTAATATTGTTTCTCTTTTAGTAGTCATTAGGTTTTCTGTAGACTAATACGACAAAATACACCATCATTTTCTTTTCTAAGATCTCTTACTGTATATGCAACACTATCAACAGTAATACTATCGCCAGAAACTAAAGTACCGAAATCAGATGTTTTTGTAATTAATTCATATTCAGTACTGATAATCATATCGCCAGCCAATATTTGATCTGGCTGTTCTAGTATTCCTTTTGCAGTAGTACCACCTGATGTACAACTTACACCAAAATCATCTAGATATACATTTTGTGTTGTTGCATCTTCAGTGAATGGCATTTACTTTTTTGTTGCTACTTTTTTTGCTTTTGTTGTTTCTTTATATTCTTCTGCTTTACCAATACTAATAAGGAAGCTTGCATCAGCAGTAGATACATCATAAG